GCCGAGTTTCGAAAGAAGTTTCGTTCTTACATCGAACAAGAGTTTCAGCGTAGGCGCGACGGTGTTTGGTTTTACAATAATGGGGAACCTACGTATATTACAGGGCGACACTATATGTTTCTACAATGGTCTAAAATTGATATCGGATACCCATCATACCTCGCTTTCCAAAAGGAAATCTTTCTCCACATGGCTGCTTGCGAAGCTGATCCCCGTTGTTTCGGTCAGCTATATACTAAGTGTCGTCGTTCTGGCTACACTAATATATGCTCTGCTGTCCTTGTGGACGAAGCTAGTCAAGTTAAAGAGAAACTTCTGGGCATTCAGTCAAAGACTGGTAAAGACGCCCAGGAAAACATATTCATGAAGAAAGTAGTTGCGATCTTCCGCAGCTACCCCTTCTTCTTCAAGCCCATCCAGGACGGTACTACGAACCCGCGTATGGAGCTCGCCTTCCGCGAGCCCTCTAAGCGCATCACAAAAAACAACAAGACCTCGAATAGAGGAGACGCTCTTAACACGGTCATAAACTGGAAGAACACCACGAATAACGCATACGATGGTGAGAAGCTACACATGCTGTACCTCGATGAGGCTGGCAAGTGGGAGAAGCCGTCAGACATCAGGGAAGCATGGAGAATCGAGCGCACATGCCTTATCGTGGGTAAGCGAATAGTTGGTAAGGCTATAGTAGGGAGTACGGTAAACCCCATGGATAAGGGAGGTGATGAGTACCGAGGCTTGTGGGCTGATTCAGACCCTAGCGAAAGAAATAACAACGGAAGAACCAGGTCTGGACTTTACAGGATATTTATCCCAGCATACGAAGCCTTGGAGGGTTTTTTTGATAAGTATGGCAATGCTGTCGTAGACGAGCCAGAGAAAGAGCTAATTGGCGTTGATGGCGACTTCGTGGACCAAGGGGCCAAGGTATATTTAAAGAACGAGAGGAAGTCGTTCAAAGATGACCCATCGGAACTAAACGAGATCATTAGGCAGTTCCCCTTTACCGAAGACGAAGCCTTCAGGGACAGCATTGAGGGGAGCTTATTCAATATAGGTAAGATATATCAGCAGATAGAAAGCAATGACGATCTCTACCCTAACCCAGTAGTTCAGGGCAACTTCATATGGAAAAACAAAGATGAGGAGGTGGTTTTTTCTCCAGATCCTAATGGGAGGTTTCGGGTTGCATGGTTGCCTCCAGCCCATCTGGCAAATAAGAAGGCCGACAACAGAGGTAAGAAGGTGGCTCCCAATGGGCACATAGGAGTTGGCGGTGTTGACTCCTACGACCTTGACGTGACTGTCGATAGTAGAGGCTCTAAGGGTGCCCTACACCTTTACAATAAGTTCAATATGGACGTGCCACCAAACATGTTCGTGGTGGAGTACGCTTCGCGTCCAGATCTTGCTAGCATCTTCTACGAAGATGTGCTTATGTGTGCTTTTTATTATGGGTATCCGATACTTATAGAAAACAACAAGTATGGGATAGCAAGGTACTTTGAATCAAGGGGTTACGACGGTTACTTAATGGACCGTCCAGAGCACCTAAAGTCCGCTAGCTCGTCTAGCGTTAGAACAAAGGGTATACCATCTAACTCGCAAGATGTTATTCAGTCTCACGCTCATGCGATAGAGGCATACATTCATGATCATGTAGGTGTCAATCTTGAGACTGGTGAGGTTGGAAAGATGTATTTTAACAGAACGTTAGAGGACTGGATAGGCTATAAAATAGACAAAAGAACTAAGTTTGACTTGACTATTAGTTCAGGTCTTGCACTCCTCGCTGCACAAAAAGTAAAAAAAGAGAAACCAGTTGCTGATTTTTCAGAGAGGCGCTTTTTCAGGAGATATAAGGTCTAACATGGATTTGCTATATTTGCAAAATACGCATACACTGCAAAAAATCCATGAACAATACAAATAGTAAAAAGAAGGGCACTTCTTTTCCAGATCCTTTGGCTGAAACCAGTAAGAAGGAAAGCAGGGAGTACGGCTTGCAGTATGCTAAAGCGATAGAGTCTCAGTGGGGAAAAAGCACGGAGGCTAACTCTTTGTTTGGTCAAAGGTCTTCTAGGATTGAAAAGAACAGGGATTACGCTAATGGCGTACAGTCAACAAATATATATAAAAAGCTTCTTAGGTCATTAAACCCAAATGATGGAGACGGAAGCTTGCTCAATCTTGATTACACTCCAGTTCCTATCTTACCCAAGTTTGTTCGCGTTGTAGTAAACAAAATATTATCTAGGGAGCCATACCCAAACCTAGAGGCTGTTGATCCGCTTTCTTCTTCCGAAAAGAATAGAAAGAAAAAAACTATTGAGCTTCAGGTAGCGAACAGAGATCGCCTACTTAAACTCAAGGACAAAACAGGAATGGTCTTGGATATAGATCCAGAGCAGCTTCCCCAGTCTGAAGAGGAAACAGAAATATTCTTGGGGACAAATGTTAAAACCGATGCTGAGGTTTCAGCTCAAATCGGAACCAACATGACGCTTTCCTGGAATAACTTCAACGACAGTGTATTTAGAAGGTGTGTCAATGATCTCGTTTCGATTGGTATGGCCGTCGTCAAAAGAAGTAACGATCCTAACGAGGGGATTAAAACCGAGTATATAGACCCAATAAACTTTATACACAGTTACACCGAAGACCCAAACTTTGACGACATTATTTATGCGGGTCACATCAAGCGAATTTCTATTCAGGAATTAAAGCGATTGGCTGGTCACGAGATTGAAGAAGAGGAGTTCAAGAAGATCGCCACTACGGTAAGGAATAAGTTCGGTAATGATTCCTCTTATTTAAACTCATCCAGTTACAATAGGCACTTGCAGCGAAACGAATACGGGTATGACGAATACATGGTCGATGTACTTGACTTTGAGTTTGTTTCCGTTGATGCAATACACTTTGAGGAAAAGGAAAATAGATTTGGGAATACAAACTTCTTTATGAAGGGGTTTGATTACAACCCAAAGCAAGGCAGTGTTTATCAGAGGACCCCGCACAGAATGGAAGTAAACACCATTTACGGGGGTAGCTATATTCTTGGTACTGAATACATGTTTAATTACGGGAGGGCTAAGAACGTTCCGAAAAACATGCAGGATATATCAAAGGCTAAGATGTCTTACTCTGCTGTGGCTACAAACATCAGAAACATCATGCCTAAGTCAATGGTGGAGTCTTGTATCGGATTTGCCGATATGCTCCAGTTGACTCACCTTAAGATTCAGCAGGCTATTGCAAAGGCTAAACCAGACGGACTGATCATTGATATCGAGGGGTTGGAGAACGTTCAGCTTGGTAAAGGCGGAGAGTTGCAGCCATTGGACCTCCACGATATTTACGAGCAAACGGGTGTCTTTTATTACAGGAGCAAGAACCCAGAGGGTGGCTTCCAGAACCCTCCTGTAAGAGAGATCGGCAACACCATAAGAAATATTAATGAGCTGATTGGGTTGTACAATCACTATTTGCGTTTGATCCGAGATACTACGGGCATTAATGAAATGATGGATGCCTCTACACCAAAGGGTGATACACTCGTTGGTGTCCAGCAGCAAGCTATTGCCGCAGGAAACAACGCCATATATGACATTACAAACGCCTCTATGGTTCTGTTCAAGAAGGTTTGTGAGGATATAGTTAAATGCCTTCAGATCATCCCACCAGAATCTGTCCTTTACAGCATATATGCAAACGCTATTGGAGATGAGAATATGTCTGTGCTATCTTCATTTAACAGCCTTCCAATGTACAACTTTGGGGTTAGGGTCGTTAAAGAGATGGAGGATCAAGATAGAGCATATCTTGAGCAAAACATCCAGATGTCTCTTCAGCAAAAAGAACTGGATATTGAAGACGCAATTGCAATCAGACAGTTAAAGGATATTAATCAAGCCGAAAGGTTGCTTGTTGTGCGTCGTAAGAAGCGCATGGCTCAACAGCAACAGATGGCTATGCAGAACTCTCAGCAGCAGGCTCAGATTCAGCAACAATCTGCTATGGCTACCTCTCAAGCCAAGCAACAGGAGATGCAGATGCAGGCTCAGCTAAAGGCTCAGGAGATGCAGATGCAGGCTCAATTAGATGCTCAGATGGAGCAAATGAAACATGAGTTTAAGAAAGAGATTGAGATGATTAAGGCTCAAGCTATTCTCGGCGTTCGATCTGACGATCAGGAATTCAAAGAAAAGCTTGAAGTTCTTAAAGAGGACAGAAAGGATGATAGAGTAAAGAAGCAGGCTGTCGAGCAGAGCAAGCTAATATCTCAGAGAGATGGTAAGCGAGGTGAGCTATCTCAGATGATGTCTTCTATTCCTCAGGGGCTTATGCCTATGCAGCAACCACCAAACCAAATGAGCTAATATGGCTAGTAAAGCAAACTTAGACGTATCAGAGAAATTAGACATCACGATTAAGCGTGGTGATTCTTTTGAGTTGTATTTAAACTTTAAGGATAGCGCAAGCGCAAACCTACCCTTATTGACCGATGAGTATGAATTTACCATTCAGGTTAAGTCTCCAGCTCAAAGACAAGTGGCATCTAGGTCATCTTTTCCTACAATTGTTGCTGGTTCATCTTTGACAGAATCTGAGACGAAGGGTGTTTCTCAACTTAAACAGGCTGAATCGCCTATCTTTACCTTTGAGGACATTGATGACTTAGGCAATGTAGTTTTAAGGGCAACCGCTGAATCAACTTCTAAGCTTCCTGTGGGTAGATTCCCTTATGACCTTCAGTATAAGGTTTTAGTTAACGGGTTTCAAAAGGTGACGACTGTCCTCAGGGGAATTTTTACTATTAAAGAAGATATTTCAACAGCGGTATAATGGCAAAGGTCACGGTCACTTTAGAGCGAAAGGGACCTCAGGGTGACAAAGGTGACACTGGGGTTGGGGTAGAATCAACCGTAGATAACGGTAATGGCACATTCACTGTAAACTACACGGACGGAACTTCTTTTACGACTAGCGATTTTACTGGCCCTCAAGGCATTCAAGGTATACAGGGGATACAAGGTATTCAAGGGGATACTGGTCCTCAGGGCCCTCAAGGTATCCAGGGTATCCAGGGAGCAACTGGAGTCACAGGGGACACTGGTCCGCAGGGAGTTCAAGGTATCCAGGGAGCAACTGGAGAGGGCGTTCCTGCTGGTGGGACTACTGGTCAGGCCCTTGTAAAAACAGACGGCACAGATTATAACACTCAATGGGCGGACATAGCTGTTGACGTTCAGTATCACAATCGTTATTCCACGACAGCTGAGACACTCAGATCTGGAGCTACAGAGACAGTAGAGCTTTACTTCTTTGCTCAAGCAGATGGTAACGGTCTGGCAGAGAGCGCTCAGAGCGACACGGCGACGACGGGCTTTGACATTCAGCGCAAGCTGTACTATGCCGAGAAGGCGCAGGCCGACCCAGACACCAGCGCCGATTGGACGCAGTTTACAGCCATCGCCGATAACACGACGTTCGCAAATGCAAAGACGGCTTTGCTTGC